GACCAGCAAAAGCTGCACCAGCGAGAAGGAATGGAGATGCTGCAACAGCAGCGATTGTTGATTTGATAGACATGTTTGTTTTTAAAGTGTCTCGCATAGGCATAAAAATACCCTGCGGATGATAAGACCCCCGACATGGGGTCTACTTACATCGAACAGGGTTACGATTCTTTCGAGTCCTGAGTTATGTAAAGTTATTTATACATAATACCATCTTATAGGTGGTAGGGTCAACCCCCCTTGTGACAGTTTGTTAACAGTCACATAGATTAGGGTGTTCGCCTGTAGCACAATAATATGCAGGTATCGCTACATCTTCACATTCATATGAGTCTGGGACTCCTGGTGGGCTGAAATTACCCATACCTCCATTAGTGCATCCTACTAACAATGGTGCTAGTATTAATAACTTCTTCATTCCTCCTCATTAAGTTGATCTACCCAATCGTCATCAGGTGTGAATAGTATTGGACCTTCAGCAATACGTTCCTGAAGTTCTTCTAGGAGATCGTCATCATCCATTATGCATTAATATTGATAACACCAGATGAGAATAAAGTCATCGCACCTTGAGCTGTTAAGTTTAAAGTAGACTGACTACTCAATTGAGTAGCACCTGTACCCATCATATTAAATGTACCTTCAGATTTTATTAGACTGTTTAATGTAACCATTTGAGTCCAGTCCTTAGTAACTGTGGTCATTAAATCACCACTATAAGTTTCTTTAGCAGTAGTACCAGACTGAGTAAAGATATGATTACCAGTAATAGTTTGAGTGTTATTACCACCTATGGTCTCTGTATAGTTTTTACCCACAGTCAAGTCCATCTTACCAGCAGTAAACTCCATCTTAGCATCACCTGTCTTTGCTGTCAACTTGAATGAGTGTGGTGCAGGAGTATTAGGCCACTTACCAACACCACCAACATCTACATGCAATCTACCACCAACATCAAGTTTCATCGAATCTGTTGATCGTATGTCTATTACTCCTCTAGAGTTAAAGTGCATCGTACCTTTCAAATGCTTCTGATGAAGCTCATAGTTACTCTCTAACTCATGCTTCCAAGGACCACTTGATTTTATATCAGCAGTAGCATTGTTCATAGCAAAGTTACCACAGTTAACCTCAAAATTACCTGCAGCCTTACCTGCTTCAATGCTAACCTTCTCACCAGATAAATGCAACTCCTGATCAGCATGTATATTAACATTCTTACCACCTATATGAACAGTATGAGCAACTGATTCTATATTAATATCTCCACCTATTTTAAGTGATAATGGTTTCTCTGCTTTTAAGAAATTCTCTATTTCTATTACCATCCTACCACCACACTTAAGAAGCATATCTCCTTGTGATCGTAGAATTATCTGACCACCTTGCTCATCCTCACCTACCTTAGCAGATCCTATAAAAATATTACCAGTCTCATCCATGTATATGGACTGACCATTATCAGTTGCTAAGAGATAAGTTGCTTTATCTTCATCATTAAGATGTCTCATCTCCTTAGTACCAAGGAGTCTAGTCTTAGACATCAATGCTGGATTAGTAGCAGACGATGGTGCAGTATCTGGTGGTACTGTATACTTACCACCAGTACCATCGGGTAAAGGCTTATTTTGTACATCCTTAAGATGTTGATCTACTGCTACTTTTGTTTCACTCATGTTGGACAATCCACATATCTACCAGTACCAATCTTCGCATATCCTAGCATAGATCTTGTATCACTGTCAAGACAACTCATGCTTGCTAAAGCTTTAGCACCAAACCCATTTCCACCTATAATCTCAATAAGAGGTGCTGTATCATATACTGTTGATCTATCAATAACCTCAAAACCAACAACATATCCTTTATCATTAATTTTAGCAACCGCAACTGTTGAATCTCCATCAACATAAACAGTAGGAACACTAGTATAACTTACACCAGGTCTTATGAGAGTTATAGAATCTAGAACACAAGAAACTGCAACTGGTTTATAAGGAACATAATTAGTTCCTCTCTGTGTTATTCTGATCTCAGTAACACGACCATCACTATCCAACAAAGGAACACCAATAGCACCAAATCCCTGTCCAGTAATTGCTATAGAAGGTGGAATTATGTATGGATCTCCTGGATCATCTATAGGTATCTCAATGATCTTACCACCATCATCTACAATAGGTTCTGAAAGTGTTGGTGGTCTAAATCCTGGATCTTCTTCAGGATCTTTCAAAGGTGGTACAATTTCTTCTTCTTCTCCTAATATATGCACATGAGCTGCAGCACCAGTACCATTAATACTCATGGTAAGTAACTCTCTACCTTCAATAGTACTATCCTCTGCAATACCAACAATGATAACAGCTTTGTTATCATAAATCTCAAATGTACTAAAGAAATTACCACCAATAATATCTTCTTTAGTTATATCGGGACCAAATAATGTCCATCCCAATATAGTTCCATTAGGAATACCAGAAGATGATACAGTATACGTTATGAATTCTCCTTCCCTATACTCAAGCTTATCAGAAGTAATAGCAATACTTACCTCATCATCAATCAGTACATCAGGTGGCTCTGTATATGGTATGGTAGGATTATCTGGATCTGTTTCACCACCAACGATAGGTGGAATCACACCAGGTCTAGTTCCTGGTCCAATAACAGGGGGTACATATGGATCAGGATCATCTGGTGGTGGTACTGGTGCTAAACCTATAGTAACTGTAGCTTTCTGATTTATAAATTCTGCTTCTCCCACACCAGTAGAATAATCTATCGATACAGTAAAATCTTCTGGTGTATCGTTTTCATCATCCATATATGTATCGATACGAATAATTCTTTCTAATTGATTAGGACCAAATCCAAGAACACCTTCTACTTTTTCATAATCAACACCTTCAGTAGCAGTACCATCTGCTGACTTATAAGCAATAGAACTAGAAGCTTGAGTATAACCACTTCTTCTTACTGTAACCTCTGCTGTATAACCTTCAATAACATTAGTATCAAGGATCTCATACTCAACCTTTCTTTCACTTGTTCTAGGATCACTATCACCAGGTGGTAATGTACCTGCACCTATATTAGGATTATCCTTATCACCATATATCAATTCATTCTTACCACCACCAGCAGTAATCAAAGGAGTACCACCGTATATAATACCACCAGTTATATCAGGTGGAGCAAAAGTCCTAGCATCGTCACAAACACTCTGACCATAATCCAATGGTCCGTCCTCTAGTGCTTCAATTAGATCATCTAAGTTATCCTTCTTGTCTTTCTTCTTAGGTCTGCTGCAAACTACATCCTCATCACCACACTCAGAATCAATACCACCACATGAAATACCAAGTAGAGACATAATCTTAAACAAAGCACCACCAACAATATTCAGTGCATTCCCTGCTATTTTAAGAATCGACTGCAGAGGTCCAAGTACACTGTTAAGTAATTTATTAACAAAAGACATAACCTTGTTAAGGATCGCATTAACAAAGATATCAATCTGACATGTTGCTGCTCTGAATACTTTCATCAAGTAGTTAAAGATCAACTTAGTAATAAAGTCAACTAACCTTTCAAATATATCCTCTATAGAGCATCCAATCTTAGCAAGCATAGCTTGTAACCACTGCTGCACAGATTCCATGATACCCTGAAATGGTGCTGTTATCATCTTAACTAAAGCATCAACACCCTTTCTAAGTGCAGCAATTATCTCGCCACGAATCCTTGCTAGAGCAGCTTTAATAACTCTAAGGAGTTTATTAATATATCCTTGTGCTTTGTTTTTATAACTAACAAGCTCTCCATTAACCTTATTAATTAAATAATCACCTATATTACCACCACTATCTTGAACCATTCTAAACAGTTCACCCATGATATACTTAACATCTGTTTTAGTATCTCCACCACACTCTGCATTTGCTAGAGCAACACAAACATTAGAACCATATGGATTTATAGGTGAGTTCTCCTTCTGATGCATAAGATCAGAAGCACAATATGTTCCTGGATCACTACCAGGAATTTGACCAGAAGCTATATTCTTATTATTCTCAGCATAATTAACTGCTAGATGTTTGTATGGATTAACATCTGGATGTCTTTTAGATGTGAATGCTAAACATGTTCCATCTTCAGACTTTAATGTCTCTGGTGCTGTTGATGCAGCATTTGGTGTCTGACCTAATGATGCTAATATTATAGGTCTTTGCTTATCAATATCAGTCCAAACACCAAATACCCAATCAGCAGGTTCTAAGTTAACAGTAGCACCCTTTCTACCACCAGTACCATATGGTGTAGTAAGAGGTAGAGTAGCATGTGCCCAAGGTAAATCTTCAGTTTTTACATTTGCACATTCATGAGTATGAACGCCAAGGATCCTCACCTTAAAACGATTAGACGCTTTAACGGTATCAATCTGTTCTACTTGGCCAATCCACCAAGTAGTACCGTCCTCTCCAATTCTATGGAGAGGCATTGAAGATTGAAAAGCAGGATCCATACGTTATACCTTAATCATCATACACTAGGCACTCTGGCTCATCAGGATGCATTTCACAGAATAGTTCAATAGTGTTAGGATCATGATGATCTCCACTATTAATCTCTTCGATATGATGCTCACGATAAGTTTCTAACTCATGGAGCTCTTCTGTAACATGCCTACGAGCTGCAGGGCTGGTTGTTGGGTCATCTAAAATGTCCCTATCTTTTTGGATATGTTCTTCTATAGTTTTCATCGTTGTTTACTCCGTTTGTTGGATACCAAAAGAATCTCTGTTTAATTTTAACACAGTAGTTACCTCTTGTGTTCTTTGATCAAAGAATCGGGATAATTTAGAAATGAGATAGAATCCACTATTAACTTCATCTATCCTATTATCCAATTTCTGATCCTCAGAGACTGACGAAGGTAAAATTACATTGATAACATCCCCAACACACAAATCGAGATTTCCTGGGACATCAATTCGTAATCCTTGTGTATTTAGCATAAAATTACGAGAAATGTTCTGTACTATATGGTGCTTACTATAATCCCAGAAGTTATTATCATTCTTATAACCAGGATCATCTGGGTCTCCGTGGTATCTACCCATGTAATTTTTCTCATGATCAACTATAGTTGATAAGATCCTTGTTGGATGCTCTGATAGCTTCTGCTGCATGACGTTTAACTTCTCTTGAGATCCCAAGTGAGCTTGATTATCCCATTGCTCATGCACCTTATAATTATATACCTCAAAATTACCAGAAGATATATCATAAGTTTGTAATTGTAGTGCATATGTTCCCAAACGCAATGCATGTATTAAATTTATCTCACTCTCAAAATTAACATTTATGATAGTATCCTCACCTGTATCATTTGGATGATCTATAAATGTTTTTATGGTCTTGTTATCACTAGAAAATTTTCCCTTAGAATCACAGAGCTCATCAATTGATTTAAAATGGTATCCCTTATAATTCTCAAAGAACACATATCCAGCACTACCTCCAACTGATTTCTCATTATTTGCAGTAGTAGAACTATTACTACTACTCACATTAGAATTAACAGCAGAAATAGAACTATTACAAAGTGAATTAATTATTTGAAATGGTGACTTACCATTAGGATGTATCTTTACATTATTCTTACAAGGAGTTGTAAAAATATCTTTCTCTGTGTTAATAATCTTCTCATCCTCTAAGAGTTCTGTTGCTATAATATCAGGACGATTGCTTAAAGTTTTAGAAACCTTCATAGCTTCATTAGTAAGAGCTTCTGCTGATATCAATCCAATATTATATGTCTGTATCTTATTAGATACAGATCTATCATTAATAGTATATACTTTCAGGATATAATGATATTCTATCTCATCAGGTCCAGCAATACTCATGTGCACATCTTCACCACCAACTATCTGGTTAACTACACTTTCACCCGAATCTACTACTCTAATATTAGCACTTATATAAGGATCACTAATAGATTCAAAGTATGTTATAGCCTGAACACCAGGTAGCAAGTTCCAAGGCTTCTTGGAAACTGCATCTATAAGATCTAACTTCGTTAGAACATACGAAAAAGCACTATTATTATTCTGCATTACCCAACAAGCCTCTGGAAGCTATTAAATTTATATAAATCAAGCAGTTTATTTTCAATAGGTATAGAAGAAGTACTCAAGACTGTAGATTGCTCATTAGTTTGAGCACTAGCAACTTGTTGTTGTGATGCTGGTATAAAGACAAATATAGGACTATCTGATGTATCTCTACTAAGAGTAGCAACAGCTTCAGATAACTGATTATTCACACCCTTACTCTTATCGACTTCTGCACCTGGGATAAATTGCTGCCAATTAACAGGTTTCCATCCCTCTGGTTTTACAGAATCAGAAGAATCCTGATAATCATAATGGAAGAAGTTACCAAGCTTATCGAACATAGGATCTTCTCCTTCAACTCTATTATGAATCATACCCTGACCTTTAAATTCAGTTCTACCGTTTAAAACCTGAAGTGCTTCTATAAGATTCTGCTGTCCATCTTTACTCTGCAATAAAGATGCAATATCTGGAGAATGAGTCATCATACCTTTCTCATATGCATCATACTGACCATCTGCTTTAATAATCTCTTCAATAGTACCATCACCTCTTGCATATCTGTTAAGTATAGATGCAGCAACACCATAGATATCATCTGTACCTAACTTCGCTTCACCACTAATAGCAAATGCTAACCACTTATAATCCTCTGCAGTAAGACCCTTTAAGGTTCCAGTAGTATTCTTATTACTTGTCTGGAAGAACTTATTAGAACTAATCTTATTGAATTCACTACCTGTACCTGCTAAAACACCACTCAAATCTGTAGAGGCAACCTCTACACCTGTATTAGGAACCCAAGATAAATCTTTATTAATCTGACTGTCATCATTAGTATCAATATTTTTAGGATCCAAGGAATCAATAAACTGCTTATATTGATCATCATTCATAGGCACATCGAGATCCATTTTTCTAAAATCTATACCTGATTCTTCAAGTTTTTGGAGTATCAGATGAATATATTCTATCTTTCTATTACCAATTCTAGTATCATGCGTACCAAAACTAGCCATATCAAGGACAAATCCTAAAGCTTGTTGCAATCTAAACCAACCTTTCTTCTTCCACTCCTTTTCATTCTCAAGATCATCAATAAGCTGCGATATCATTGCCCTCTTTTTCTCATAATCTTGATTCTTAATCCCTAACGCTTCAACTTCTGCGTCAGTATTCATTCTCCAATCTTTTAGAGCTCCAGTAACAAATCCTGCTAAAATACTAACAAGACCTCCTTTAGCCATATTCTTAAGATTAATATTTTTTAGTCTCCTTGGATCCGCTTTGTTTAAGAAAGCTTTCCAATTAAATTTTCCTTTTACAGGTGGTGGTTCTTGCTTGATCAGTTTACCAGGCGTAACATCAATCAAATCATCAAGATTCTGTTCTATAACATCTTTTGTTCCTTCTTTAGCCGTATTATTGAAGGTATTGGTATTACTAAAGGTTTGATTGTTATTTGAATTTTGGAAATAATTAGTCTTTGGCTGGAATTGCGTCCTATTACTACCTTTTATAGGTTCGTATTCTAACTCAAGATCCTTAAGGTAACTATTCTTAAAATCAAATTTTTGTCTAGTATCAAAAGGTAATGAACGTGTATTAAATATATTTTGTCCTGTTAGTTGATTTTGATCATATAACGGTGTTATATTGATCATCCTCCTGTTCCAATTAAACTTAGTATTACCTAAATTATTTTTATTAAGATTAACTTTTTGATTTTTAAGATCTACATCAATGTTTTTATTAAGATTAGTCTTAACATTATTAGTATTAGGAACTTTTGTCTTCTGATTATTAAAAACTCTGTTTTGTAGACTCCTTAATGCATTTGCAGCAACAGCAGTTTTAACTCCAGCACCACCTTTAATTAAAAGCAATACTTGAAGTATATCTGCCAATGAACCTAATAAACCATCATTACAAGAACAATCCTTCTTCTCTTTCTTTTTATTCTTCCAACCTTGAGTACCAGAAAGAAACTCCTCATCCTCTAGTCTACTCTCTTTCCTCAATCTATCCGCATTTGAGACCTCATCTCTTTTAATCTCAATAAACTTCCCAATTAAATCGTTTTGACCTTTCAATAAAAGAGTTTGCTTCTTCTCTTCTTGAAGCTCTTCTCCAGCCATTATCATAAGAGGATCATCTGGAGTGATGATCTCTAAAGCATTATTCCTACCAGTAAGTGCAAGTAAACTATTAGCACCACTTATTATAAACTTATCTACAGCATCAATAGAATCCTGAACGAATTTAATATTAACAGGATCTATAGGATTATCACTTCCTTCTCCACTCCTTCTTCTTTTACGCAGCTTCTTATACTCTTCGATAAGAGTATCAGCAAGACTCTTATCTGATGAAGTATTTTGATATCCTTGGGTTCCTGAAGCCATTATGCTTTTTGTTGCTGTTTCTGTTTGAGTTCTTCAAGATATTGGGTTAGAAGTGCAAGATACACTATTCTCTCCCAAGGCATCATATTATCTAGTTCTGTCAAACTATATTTATGGTGCTGCATTAAAGCGAAGTTAGTTTGATAATACTCCTCCAAAGAAGTGTGGAAGAGTGCTATGCGAAAAAACTCTGCAGCCCCTCTAAGGTATATGTAGACGACTTCTTAGTATTAGGGTTAACAACATCAAATGTATGTTGCAGCTTAGGCATTGTTTCAAAGAATTTTGACACCTTATTAAACTGTCTCTGAGTAAGACTTTCAATAAATTCCTTAAGTTCTTTCGTTGTACATTCCTTTGCTTCTGTTACTTCATCATCTTCAAATATCTGATCTATAGAATTAACAATAATATCCAGACCATCCATATCAGTCTGATTTCTAAGACCAATATCAACAAAATGATCCAACCTAGGATATTTCATAATAACACCCACAGTCTTATTGATCATAATCTTGTCAGTATGACCTTTTGGTTTAACAACTTTAATATCATTAATATTAATAGTATGTGCTACCTGTGTTTCATTATCATCTTGACACCTAACATTAATAGTAATCTCTTCTCCCACAGAAGCAGCACGAACTCTGAGAAATAGATACTCTAAATCAAAACTAGGTAAATCTTCAATTTTTATACGAGTTGAAACACACGATTTTAAAACATCAACAACTGCCTGTGTTATCTGCTTTTCATCTTCTGAGTCCATTGCAATAAGAAGGACTTTCTCTTCTTTAACAAGAAATGGACGGTATTTAATCTTTTTTCCGTTTGACGGTAATTCGAGCTCATAGGTAGGAGCAACAACCTTTGGTAAAGCCATAATGTAGTTTTCTTTTATTTAGTACGAAATATTATAAACAACGATGAGTCTGAGATCTCCTGGTGTTGTTGGGCACATTGCATGGTAATGAGATCCATCAAATAACAACATCTTACCTTTCTCAGGTTTAACTTCATGTTTTACTGGGATAGGATCATTCTCCCAATCAATAGTCTTGTATGGTATTATAAACTTTGAAGAGTCCTCTTCTAAATTCTTATAGTTAGCATTTTTATCAAAAATATAAGTACTACCAACTACATTATTAAGATACAAGATAGCAGTGTAATGATTTTGAGGATAATCTACATGAGGGTCACTGCAATGAGCGTATGGAAAATTATACGTGCAGTTTATGTTTGCTCTAGTTATACGCTTATGTTCTAGTTCATTATCCTCCAGAAAGTCTTTAATGATTTTCTTAAAAAATTTCCAGTATGGTGAATCAGAGAATAAACCATTAGTAGGTCTCTTAGAATGTCCATGTATCAACTCATGAGAAAATTGAGGAAACATGTCTGAAGTAGTATGATCCTCCCACTCCCATTTAATACGTGGAGCTCCTTTACTCCTATCACGTTGTGTATTAACACCATAAAAGCAGTTATCCATGAAGTCATCTACGACTGCAGGATTCCTGATCATCTTTTCTATTTTTTCAATCATAATATAATTATAGCATATATTAGAGTTATTGACCTCTTGACCAGCCATTTACCGTTTTTTGACCAAAGTCACCAAATTCAGGGTCATCAGTATCCATCGATGGAACACAATTATTCCAACCCCAATCAGCAATATCATTATAGATCACATGATGCTTAGTGTAATGGAATGTTGCTGTAGCTTTAGTTATCTGAGAAGCACCGAATGATAATGGTATAGACTCAACCGTATATGGATAAGCATCCTGAAGTACATGTACCTCAGAAACCCTTTCAGTTGCCGAATTAAACCCTCTTTCTACCTTCGCTACCCTAATAGTAGCAGTATAATCATCTGGATATCTAACTCTAGTAGTTCTACCCTTATTCTTCCACTCAGAACTCATCATTTTACCAAAGCTAGCACCAGTAGTTCCTGGTGCATATCCATCCTCATCAATCGCCTCACCTTCTCCAGCACCAGGTTGATACTCAGCAAATATAAACTGCCACCAAGCATTAACAAACTTAAATGGTTCCATATTAGCATCACACATCCATCCTAATTGAACATCAGTGTAAAGCTTAGTGTGAGCATATGATATGGATCCTTCTCCTAGAAGTCTCCCTTGTAGTTGTCCTGTGGCTGCTTGTGAAGGTGGTAATTGAGCTTCATCACAAAATCCTTCGTATATATCAGCATTGGTTACAACACTATCAATATACTTCTTCAATTTAGTGCTCATATCAAATTTTACAGCGAATCCATTGGACATCGCCATACCGCCTTTCTTAGCGATATCCTGAACATATTTTGGTATCGAGGTGTTAGGCACTCTAAATATCTAAGTGTATCCATTTTATTTAGGATGGCTTATTCGGGTAAGTATAAACCTAAGAATCCTAAGAAGTATAAAGGAAACCCAACACAGATCATATACAGGTCAAATTGGGAGAAAAAATTTATGTACTTCTGTGATTCTACGGACTCAATTCTTGAGTGGGGTAGTGAGGAAGTAATTATTCCCTACCGTTGTCCCACTGATGGTAGAATCCATAGGTATTACCCAGACTTCTATATCAAAACTGCTAAGAAACAGAAATACATAATAGAAATCAAACCAAAGAAGCAAGTTAAAGGTCCAGAAAAAAATCCTAAGCGAAAAACTACTGCTTGGAAGAAATCTGTCCTAGTCTTTATGAAGAATAAAGCAAAATGGAATGCTGCGGAAAATTGGTGTGATGATAGGAGTATGAAGTTCAAAATCCTAACAGAAGATCAACTACATGTCTAAACAAACAATATTTGAACAAGTCAAAGAAAAAGCAAGTAGTAAGGAACAAACTTCCGCATGGTACAGGAAGCAGGTTCGTCTTATTGCTAAGAACTATACTGACGTTGAAAAGTTAATAAGAGAAGATAAGCAAGAAAGCTTAACAGAAGATAATTTCCAAGATACTAACCGAGTTCGTAATAATGTAAGGGAAGGTCACCTATATCTCTTCGAGTATAAAGCAACTAAAAAGTACCTACCATACTACGATCAGTTCCCATTAGTGTATGTTACTAAGAGGTCATCTTCCAATGATTTCTTTGGTACAAACCTACATTATATCAATCCAAAGTATAGATACACTGTAATAAAGAACTTAATTGAGAACAACACACTCAACGTACCTAAGATAACCTTCCATAAATACTTAGATAGTAATGTTCTAGGTAGATTCTTAGACCTCGGTAAAGACGAATGGTATACGGCAATATACTTGCCTATTGATAATTTTATACGTGATAAGAACGGACGTAAGCTTCCTGTAAGGAAAGATACCGTCTGGAATAAAACCTACGAGAACCGAAGATATAGAATCAAAACTAAAAGGTCGATTGAAGATTATAGTGATGAACCAACTATTTTAATACCATAAATGTCTACTAAAACCAGAGAAACATATAGATATCCAGCAGAACTTGCTAATGAAGAAAATTCGGATTATCTAAAATTTGGATTCCATAAGTATTATCCAGCTTACAGAAAAAGAGGTGCTTTGTCTGGTAATTATAATAGAATGGGATTATCTGGTTACAATCAATCTAATCAATCTACAGGTTCACTAAAAGAGCATAAAGGTACTAGACACTACTATGTAAATTTATCAAAACAAGAAAGATTAAACACTCCAGAGGGTAACTTTGGAGCTCCTCAAGGACCAGAAATATTACTATACATGCCACCTGATATTAGTACATCATTTGCTGCTGACTGGGGTGGTAAAGAAGTGAACAACGCAACTGCAGGTGGATTATCTACTTCTGCAAATATACAAGCTGGTGATGGTGGAGGTGTATTAGATAATGTTGCATCTGGTATTACATCCCTTGGTGCACTACCTCAATCAACTGCAGCACGTCTTACCAAACAATTAGCAGCCATGGCTGGAAGTACTCTCCAGATAAATGATGTTTTAGCAGGTACTACAGGAACCATGTTAAACCCAAATGTTGAGGTTTTATTTGGTGGTCCAAAACTACGTAATGTTAGTTTTGCATTTAAGATGTCTGCTAGGAACGCACCTGAAGCAGAAGTGATCCATAATATATGTACAACATTTAAAAAGAACCTTCTACCTGGATTTGGAGGAAGTACTAAAATACTAGATTCTTTTATTTCTGGAGTTATTGCTGATTCAGGAGTTACTGATAAAGAAGGTATGGGAGGTACATATGGTAATTTCATAGAAGTACCAAATTTGGTAATGTTGAGATATATGCAGGGTTCTAAAATGCACCCATATCTATCTCAATACAAATCACTTGCCTTAACTAACGTAGATGTGAATTATACACCTGATGGAGTATATTCGACATTTGAGAATGGTTATCCAACAGCAGTTGAACTTAGGATAGGTCTCGTAGAAACAAAACTTGTATATAACCAAGAAATAGGAGTACAAGAAGTTGATAAGGTAGGAAAACGAAACTGGAGTTACTAAAATGTACTTTGCTACTCAACCAAAAATAGAATACGACTTAAAACCACAAACCTTTCCATTTTCAAGCTCTGATTTTACCATTGCGAATAACTTCTTTAGAAGGGTATCTGTGGATGAAGATGCTTTTGGTTTTGTTGGATACTTCAACAAATTCGCTATTCCTGATGATGTGAGGATAGAAACTCTAGCAGAAGGACTCTATGGATCTCCT